TCTCCTTAATACACGGTCTTTATAGCATTTTCAAGATAGAAATTAACCCACCCACCGGGGAGGCCCAGACCTCCCCTTTTTTACCTAAGCTGTTTTAACATTGTAATCTTTAACTACAATTCCGCTTTTATTCTGGCCTCTTACATGAGGCTGCCACCAATAAAGTCCGGTAAGATGACCAAATAATGGATGCTCAGAAGTGTATTCTTTGAAATGTCCACGGCAAAGATGCACCCGGTTATGAGATAGTGGTTCCGTCTCAGGAGAATATCCGCGTTTCTTACCTGGCACAACAACATTCAGGACATGATAATCAAAGATTTCCTGCTTTCCGTTTCGTCGGCGTTTTTTATTCAGAGCTTCGGGCGCCTTGATCGTTTCCGTTTGGATGTTTTTGCAGTTAAGGAGCAATATGGTATTTTCTATAGCTGTTAAATATTTTGTTCCTATATCTGCCATATTTTGTACTTTATCTCCAATTCCTGGAATAAGCGGCCTAATCATCGAAAAACAACCATCAGATGTTTGAAATTTAGGAGGCTTTGTTCCTGGAAATAATTTTTTTATTTGTTCAGTTGTAAATTCTTTTTCAATGTTAAATACAAATTCAATAGGTACCAACATCCAAACAGGCTTTATTTTAGGAAATATAAAAATTATTGCACTAATTACGTGTTCGTCGTAATTAAATATAATTGCTCCAAATTTTAACGCCCCATCATTTGCATCGTTGGTGACTGCATCAAACCAACAAAATTTATGAGGAAGCCTCATAAAAGAAGCATTATCAATAAATATATAACCTTTTTCATGTTTTACTGAATTTAATACATCATTTATATCCCCCATGTGAAAACATTGTGATTTTTTTATTAAAGGCACTAAATTAGCCCATGATTTTTGATAATATCCACAGTCATCCAATTTCTCTAAATCATCAATCACCTGATGTGCAAACATATTCCCTTCCCCCTTTCATTATCCCCCCTTTTCCGCGCCTGTTTGCCCCTACACGCCACTTTTATCCTGTTCCCTACCCAACACCCTCAAAAGCACAAGATAGCCGATCAAATCCAAAATCGTATCTTCACCGGCGTCCTGCCCTCTGGCAATCCTCGATAGCTTGTCGTCAATCCGAATGAGTAGGGCTTCTTCAGGACTCACCCGGCTGAAAATCCGCACTGGATCCGCAAAACTATTCCCATACTGTCTGTTTTTCGCTTTGAGCATTTCGGCCAGGTTCTGGCACTCAAGGTCAATTAATTCTGGTATGGTCATTTTCCCAACCTCCGTAAATTATGCCTCCGGTAAGTATTCGATTTTATTACATTATTTCTCAAGTATTTGATTTTATTCAATGTTTTTCTTATCTCTCCTTTAATATAAATATATATATATTTTTTTTATATATACATATAAGTGCAACCCGTGTGTGCTTGGGAGCATATAGGTATGTGTTTTTTTTTAACAATCATACGGTTGACCCCCCCTGCAACCCTCATGCCTAAAAGTGCAACCAGTGCAACCAAGGTTGCACTTATGGTCTTAGCGGTTGCACCCCCCTGCAACCGTTCATTTCCTGTGTAAATATAATTACTTACATCGTCTTTTTCGTGCATGGTTGCACGGGCGTATAAGGGGTCAACCAAAATTACCATCTGCCTGCAACCTCATCATAATCAACACCGGGTAAACCGTATTTTCCGTCTTTACTGATAACAATTTCTTGCTTCAACATTCTGCCCAAACATGATTTTACTGTTGAGTTATTTATTTTTGTTTCCTTGCTAATTTCTTTCGGACCTAACATTTTGGTTTTTATTGATTGGGTAATTTGTAGCCAGTTGGTGTTTTTAGATACTTTCTCGTTTTTGTTTACTGCTGCCCACTTCATCGCCTCGGAATCAAACTCCAGATCATAACGATGTGATCCCATGTCACGTCCCGTAATTGTCAGGAAACCATCCGGCAAAGCTTCATTTGTTTTATCGTTTTTTTCCTTATCATGATTTTTTGACAACATGATCATACAGTCTGCACAACCTTGAATCGCCACACTGCCCAGGATGCCAGAAAAAGGATTATCGCCGCTTCCCGGAGTAGCTTTTGACTTATGGGTGATCATAATCAGGGCAATGTGATTTGTGATCGCCCATTTCTGAAGCGGTGTCAAAACTGAATAATAATGATTATAATCTGATATTGACTGAGGTTTTTCGGGAATAATAAAATTCATGGTGTCAACGATGATGGCCCTTGTTGCCGGGTAAAGCATAAACATTTCATCAACCGTTTTAGAGAAACTCTCCAACGCCGGATTTATGCCGCCAGTTACCAGGACAAATTTTTCAGGCCACAAATTACATTGCTGTTGAATACGTTCTTTAACGCGGCGCTCCGGGTCTTCCATTGAAATGTAAATAGACCCACCCTCAATACAGGACATATGCCCCAGGCATTCCGTGCCGGTAGCAATCGCCGAACAAATATCAACGGCTAATAATGATTTACCTGATTTAGGATCTCCAGCAATCACAGTCAAACCCTCTGGTATTAATCCATCAACCGCCCACCGAATGGGCGGGAAATCCTTGTCGCGTAATTGTTCTGCGGTAATAACACATGATTTCCAAGTGGTGTCATTCTCGATAAATATTGTGCCTGACTTTTTACGGCAAAATTCAACCAGTTTTTTAATTTCGCCGTCTTTTGCCCGTTTTACCTTGACCGGATCGGGACATAACCGGTCAACCAGCGATGTAACGTGTTCAATGATCTGTGAGTCGGCCCAGTCGGTAGTGCGCACGAGCCAGCCTGAAGCGGCTTTAATTCCCTGGTGTATCGTGCCGGATTGAAATTGATCAAACACATAATCCCACGAGAACTGACCCAACGCCGATGAAGCCGGTGGTTTTTCGGTGACTTCGACTCCGTTCTGGGGAAATTTGCCGAGTTGATATATTTCTCCATCATGCCATTTAGCGTAAAAATCATCAACAGATACGGCAGGCACTCTTGGTGTGAACCAGGGCTGTGATAATGTCATGTTTTCAACAACGTTACGCACACGCAGACCGGAACGGTGTAAATATCCAATGATCTCATTTACTCCCTGATGCAAATCTCCGGCGTCTGTCAAATCATTACAGGGAATACATAGTCGCCATTTATGCCTGCTATTTATAACATCATTGCTATATGATGTATAGATAACATGAGTTATCCCGGCACTGACCATTGCGGAATGGACGGGCTGCGGAGGGCAACAAGATGAGCCGTCATTTTCGAGTTGATCGCCATCGATGATTATCATTTCCGGATGTGTAATCGACGCATCACACCGCGGCCCGGCGCAGTATCCACGCACAAAATAATCGCCATTTTTAATTCCAATAACCGGCTTGGCAACCAGATCAACAAATTCGTCCCATGTTTCAATTATTTCAGTGCTGTAAAGAGTAGCAAAACCACCACGGAATAGAGATATTTTCATTTTTATTTACTCCCATTTGTGCGTAATTCTTCGACTGTTTCCGCCTTTATTTTTCTCCGTCCGCCGAACCACACAAACGGGATTTTACCGTCCTGGATCATTTTAATAATCCAGCTCTGTGATACCTCAATAGCCTTTGCTGCCTCCATTGTCGTGTACCATTGTTTTTCGTTTTCCATATGTTTTTACTCCTTTAATTTTGTTAAAACGGGCAATCATCCTCAAACAACGGAACATCTTCACATCCAAATCCAACGCCGGTGTCTTCATGTTGTATGATATTTTTGATTTCAGGATAATTCCCATTAATATCAACTATTAACTCCATCGGGACAACAAACTCATTGACCGCCCGGCGCTCGAATTCTTCGCACGATGTCGGATACGGATCAAGCCCGCCCATTTCCTTCCAGCGTTTTGCTCCAGCCGTCACTGCATAGCCATTATAATAATCTTCCATGCAAAACCAGACCGCCAAAAACCGGAAACGATTACAGATAAATGAGCATTTGCCTAACTGCTTCCCGTTTTTAGATTGGTGGATTGTCATATAGATTTCATCAGGTCTGACAACGACCGGCGGATCAGGTTCAAACGAAACGTCCTTCATCTCTGGCACAAACGCCGCTTCGACTATTTCCGGGGCTGGCCATTCGTAGCCGCATGACTCGCATTTACGCAATGACTGATGACATTCGGCAGCGCATTGCGGGCAGAATTTCCATATTGCGTCTTTCTTTTCCTTGCCTTCAATAACACGTTTTGGGATATCCGCCTTGATTTTATCGATGTCCGTCCCAAATCTGGCCGTATTATCCGTCAGGTCAAGCAGGAAGCCGCTTTCTTTGCCCGGACTGGTACGCAATACCCTGCCGATTGCCTGAACGAAAAGGCGGGCGCTCAGGGTGGGCCTGGCGAATACCAGACAATCCAAAGCGGGGTAGTCGAAGCCCTCGGCCAGAATGTTGACACTGGTGCAAATCCGCGCATCGCCGGACTTCCAGGCATCCAGGGCCGCGACACGCTCAATTTGCGTTAATTGACTATGAACAGTCACGCAAGGCTCGTCTTCATTAATTAATTTTTTCAGCTTTTCAGCGTGATCGATGGTGCAGCAAAAAACGCATACTCGTTTAAATTCTTTACAATATTCTTTTACTGCTTCCCGCCCAGTCGATAAATGAACTTCTCGACACATAATTTCACCTAACTGGTTTAAAACATAATCGCCGGACACCGTAACCATTGATAAATCTCTGGTCAGGCTGTCGGCATGAGCAACCTTGCCTCTCAATGATACCAGATACCCGGCATCACGTAGCTGCTGATATGTGATTCGGTGCGAAATACTGTCAAACAGGTTTTTTTCCGGAGCGATACAAGCCGAACCATATATCAGGCCGTGTCCAAGTCGATATGGGGTAGCAGTGCAGCCTAATATGCGCATGTAAGGTTTTTTCGATTTTAGATAATCTAAAACCTTCCCATATTCACCGTCAACAGTAACGCCGTGGACTTCATCCAGAATGACCAAATCAGCCCCAGGGTAACTATCCATCATCCCGATAAACGATTGAACAGTGGCAATAGTAACGCGCCCATCGACGTATTTTGATTTCAATCCAGCGCAACAGATAGTCAATTCACGCTCTGGAATGCTGGTTTTTCTCATCAGGTCGGCATGAAACTGCATGATCAATTCCTGTTTGTTTACCAGAATCAAAAAACGTCGGCCGGTCTCCTTATAATATGCGTTGATCATCCGGCAGATCGTAACTGTTTTGCCCGCGCCCGTCGCCGCGACAAACAAAACATTCTGCTTGACCTTTAATTCCTGATCTAATTTATCCAGAGCTTCTTTCTGGTATTGTCTTAACTCAAAATTTTCCAAACGTCCTCCAAGCATCTGATAATGTAATATTTCCCCCCGGCGGCTTCTATTTCTGCTTGCGCTTTTTTCTGCAATGCTGATTGCCGCCCGGTAGTTGTTTTTATCTCCAACCCGATGAACAAGCCTCCGCAACACACAGTAATATCAGGCGTTCCGGGCTTTCCTGTTTTAAACACACGGCCCTGATCCGTCTTGACCATTCCGGCAGCAGACCGGAAATAATAGATCGGTTTTTTTCTTGACAGGAGTTCAAGATAATCCAAGACTCCCCGTTGAACCTGCGCTTCTGTTGCTGTTCGCATACTGTTTTCTTTCTTGTTTTTTTGCACAATACCATAAAATAAAAAAATATCAATAAAAAAAGAAAAAAAAGATTGACAAGAAAAATAATTTATTTTATAAGCGTATCCAAATACAGAAACGAAGATGCAAATTGACTGCATCGGGATTTCTCAAAGGAGGTAACATGAAAGATTTATTGAAAAATTTCCTCATAGCAAAAAGCATTGAGGACGCGGCGCGTGAAGGACGCATCGCAGCGGAGGAGGCCATAATTAACGAAATGGGAAACCTGAAACTAGAGGGCACGACGACAAAGGAGGTAGAAAATTATAAGGTCGCCGTAACCACTAAACTCACCCGGACGCTTGACTATGACAAATACGTCGCCCTGGGCCTGCCGAAAGCACTCCAGTTTGTTGATCTTAAACCGACAATCAACCTGACGGCATACAGGGCAGCTTCGCTTGTTAATCCTGCCATTGCCCTCTGTGTAACCAGCAAACCGGCAAAAACCAGCGTTAAAGTGGAGGTGATCGAATGAACCTCCAAGACCTGATCAAAACCACTCGCCAAAGCAAACCGCCACGCATCGTGCTTCATGGCATCCACGGCATCGGAAAGTCCACATGGGCAGCAGGCGCACCGGCGCCGATATTCATCCAGACCGAAGACGGCCTGGTGGCTATCGATGTCCCACACTTTCCGGTAGCCAAAACTCTGGAAGAGTTTTTCGGCTATATGGACATGCTGATCAACCAGCCGCATGAATATAAAACCGTTGTCATTGATACGGCCGACTGGCTCGAAAAACTTATCTGGAAAACGGTCTGCGACGAGAACAAAGTCACGTCTATTGAAAAGATTGGCTACGGCAAAGGGTATGTTTTCGCCATGCAGTACTGGGAAAAGTTTTTTAATGGACTGAACCTGCTCCGCGACAAAGGCATGGCCTGCGTTATCCTGGCGCATAACGAGATTAAATTATTTTCCCCGCCGGATG